CAGAGAATAAGGAAGTGATCGGAGAAGTGTTTAATGTCGGGACTGGCAAAAATCATTCAGTCTTAGAGGTTAGCAAGCTTATCGGAGAAGAATCCATTCACATTGCAGAGAGGCCCGGAGAAGCAGATAACACACTTGCCGACATTTCAAAAATTAATTCCATGCTTGGCTATGAGCCGACAATCAAATTAGAGGAGTGGATTGCTTCTAAAAAATAATGACAAAAGATTCTAAAATATATGTTGCTGGCCATAATGGAATGGTTGGTCGTGGGATATGCAATTCTTTAGCTGAAAGAGGTTACAATAATATTGTTACCGCAAGCTCAACTATCGTTGATTTAACTATCCAAAAAGAAGTCAATGAATTTTTTCAGGACCATGAAGGTTTTGATGTAGTTATTGATTGCGCTGCAAAGGTTGGAGGCATACACGCTAATAATACTTATAGGGCCGACTTCATATATAGAAATCTACAAATTCAAAATAATTTAATTCACACATCTCACCTTTGGAATGTCGAAAAACTTCTTTTTCTTGGTAGCTCATGTATTTACCCTAAATTCGCAGAGCAACCGATAAAAGAAGAGTACTTACTCACCTCTCCACTAGAGTACACCAACGAGCCATATGCTATAGCTAAAATAGCTGGCATAAAAATGTGCGAGAGTTACCACAAGCAATACGGAAGAGACTATCTATCTGTTATGCCATGTAATCAATATGGCCCATATGATAATTTTCATCCCGAAAACTCTCACGTATTGCCAGCATTATTGAGAAGGTTTCACGAAGCAAAAGTAAACAATGACCCAGTTGTTGAAGTCTGGGGTACAGGCAAAGCTAAAAGAGAATTTATGCATGTTGACGACCTAGCTGACGCATGTGTATTCCTTCTAGAGAAAGCTAACATAGCGTCTATATATGATGAAAAAATTTCTCATATAAATATAGGCAGCGGTGTCGAGCATTCTATAGAGGAATTAGTTTGCGCTATAAAATCAACGGTAGGCTATAAAGGCGAAATAGTTTTTGATCTATCTAAACCAGATGGAACGCTAAGAAAACTAATGTCTTCCGCTAGAATAAAAAACTTAGGGTGGGAGCCAAAAATAAATTTAATTGATGGGTTAAAATCAACTTATGAATGGTATTTAAATTCAGAAGAACAAGGTACTTTAAGAGAGATATGAACAAAAAAGTTTTAGTCACAGGAATACTTGGGCAAGACGGTGCTAATATGTGCGAGTACCTTCTTAAAGAGGTTGAGGGTGTTAAGGTTTTTGGAATGATCCGTAGATCATCAAACCCTAATTTTTCAAATTGTTCGGAATTTATAAACCACCCTGATTTTCAGTTAGTTTACGGTGATTTAGTAGATGAATTTAGCATCGCCAAGCTAGTGCAAGAAATACAGCCAGATTACTTTATTAATTTTGCTGCGAATTCTTTTGTAGGGTGCAGTTGGGATATGCCCATGCAAGTATTTGATACTAATGCTGTTGGGGTAATGAGATGCTTAGAGGCTATAAGGAGTTATCAACCTAAATGCAAGTTTTACAGCGCTGGATCTAGTGAAGAGTTCGGAGATGTTGACTACTCCCCGCAAGATATGAAGCACCCCTTAAAGCCAAGAAGCCCATATGGCGCTTCTAAATGCGCTGCAAGACATTTGGTTAAAGTCTATAGAGAGTCCTATGATCTATACGCTGTTCATGGAACTTTGTTCAACCATGAAGGGACTAAAAGAGGTGAAGAGTTTGTGACTAGGAAAATCACTAAAGGTGTTTCTAGAATAAAAAAACAGATAGAAGCAAATGAACACATAGACCCAATAGAACTTGGCAATATTTACGCCAAAAGAGACTGGAGCGACAGTGAAGATTTTATAAAAGCCGTATGGCTTATGCTAAACCAAGAAACACCTAAAGATTACTTGCTTGCAAGCGGAGAAACTCATACAATCAAAGAGTTCGTAAGCATAGCTTTTCAGATAGCGGGAATAAGCGGCAATTGGTCAAAAGACGGAGACGACCCACTTACTGAAAAGTTCCACCTCAACTCTCAAGCTGGGGAAGTGCTAGTACAAATAAGCGAAAAATACTATAGACCAGCAGAAGTAGATCTGCTTTTAGGAGATGCGAAAGAAATTAAAGAAGAACTCGGATGGACCCCAGAAGTATCGTTTAGACAACTTGTTGCAAAAATGGTTAAGTGGGACATTGAACAAGCGTGATCAGTATCTATATATACTGCACAAGTTCTTAGATAAAGAGGCGGAAGTAAATTACCCCAAGCAGTTCAAAATAGCCAAGGGTCTAGTTGAGGAATACGGCTTTTACTTCTTTATAATAGTAGATTGCCACTTTAAACCTTTTTGTTTATCGTACTTCCTTACCGAAGAAGGTAAGTCTATCCTAGTTAAAAGATTTAAGTATATTGCTCTTGACTTAAACAAGTCTAAAAAGACTAAAGTGGGAGATTCTAAGGTGGGCAAGGACAGAAAAATTAAAAATACAAAACGTAAATTCCTTAATTTTAAAAAGTACTAAATCATGCCAAGAAAAAAGAAAGCAACAGCGGAAGAGGTAGAGGGCTCATCGATAAATCAACTAGGTGACTTGCTAAATCAGTATTCAGACGACCATTACAATTTCAAAGAAGACGTATACTATAAAGTAAGTACTGGAAGCCTAATTTTAGACATTAGGACCGGAGGAGGGATTATGCCCGGACTCCATAGGTTTTGCGGAATTAACGAAGGAGGTAAAACTTCTGAAGCGTTACAGGTAATGAAAAACTTTTTGGAAAC